ATCCAATACAAAACTTACATCCTACAGTCGCATTATGATGTCTGTGATATAGATTGATAAAATTACTCGCCTCTTTAAAAGTCACAGGCTTAATTTCCATTACTTTTTACCATTCCTTTCTGAGGTAATAAGTTAAGCAGACTGCTTAAAAAACTGCCTTGGATCAACTGCCGATTTCGGCAGGCAATCTATCTTTGACACTTATCCACTTACTCATTTTTCTTCCCTTTCTGGCAAAGGCTGATTCCAACATTTAACGCAATTATTGTCACAATCATCTTTGTTTATCAGTCCTAAAGCATACAGACATACACCTTTGGGTGTTCCGTCATCGTCAAGCAAAGTATTCGGATAATTCTTCAAGAACTCCGTAAGAAATGTCTTTGGCGGATGTTCATCGCTCCACCGCTGAACAGCTTTGATTGCTTTTTCAGGATAATACATTTCAAATTCTGGACACGGTAAACCTTCACCATTATTATTACTGCACAAAGGACAGTTGCCACATCTAATTTCACACAGTCCGTTCTTTGTTCTTTTTGTCATCTTCAACTTTTCGTTGAAGTAGTTTGTAGTTTTCGTACAATCAATCATTTTCTTCGTCTCCTTCAAAATTAACAACTTTTCCGTTGTCTGTGTAGTCCCGCTTTTCAAATTCAAGTTTCAGCTTGTCAATGACAACCCTGTCAATATGCTCCCAAAAGACCTCGTCAGTGTCGGAGTGTTCAATTATTTCGGTCATTGACTTCAACGCCTTTGCACATCTGTCACGGCCAAAGCCAAAATCTTTATGCAAGGCAAATACAATAGTCTTAAAAATTCGCCTTGTCAGGTCATTGATTTCTTTGTCCTTGACTTTCTGATATTCTCTGTCGGCAAGGCGGTTAATCTCCGCCATAGCCTCCCTTTTCAGCTTAATGGGTATTCTTGCTTTCAATGCTTTCTCTCCTTTCGTCAATCTTATCAAGTGCAGTTACAATCAACGAGCTTTTGGCTTTGGTGTCCATAAGCTCTGCCTGATAGTAAAACCGACCCGTTGTATTCCGTCTGATGATACAGCCTTTCAGAATGTATTCTGCTCCATTGTACAGCACGGTTCTTTCAAGGTTGCGTTTAACTTCCGAGATATTCACAGTTCTTCCACCTTGATGTAAATACCCGAAACCTCTGCCCAAAACTTTTCACATATCTCACTTGCAACAAGTGCGTCATCAGACCAAAAGCCGAGAACGGTCATACAGTCTTTTAGCATTTTTTGCAAATTGTCTGTGTCAGGTTTTGTTATACGATATTCGCCGTCCTGATGTTTACCACGAGGAAAGCACCACTTTGTTATCAGTCTGACACCCGACTTGTACGGGTCTGACGGTTTAAATTTTGCTAAATGTGATGTGAGCTTTTCTGATGCCTGTTTCACCTCGGGCGGATTGTAAAAAACAGGTTTGCCGTTTTTTACCATAACCTTATGTTCCTGTGCAGTTACGGTCGGCGGTATCATCGCCATAAAAAATTCCATTTTTGATATTTCACTCCTTTAAAGCATTAAAGTTACTTTTGATTTTTGAATTTTGCTTTTAGTCACAGGTCAGGGGAAGGAGTTGTTGTGCGTAAGCTTCGCACAACTACTTCACCCCTGTGACCTTTAGGGAACGGACACCGTTTATATATACGTAGTATATATAGTTTTTCTTTCCCTCGGAAAATCTCGAGAAAAAAATCATTTTCCGTCATTTTTAGAAAAGGAAAATCTCGGGAAATTTTCCCTATTTTCCCTCACGGAAAGAGAAAATCTCGATAAAATTTTCCTTCCAAATTTGACGGAAAGGGAAAATTTATTCGACTTTTTCCTTTTCCTTTAATCCTGTTTTACCGCCGTCAATCCAAAAGCCGCCATGTTCTTTTATGTAATTTCGGATTGTTTTTTCGCCGACACCAAGATATGTAGCCATGTCATTTATATCTGCCTGACCGTTATTCTCTTCTGCCGTAAAGGCTGTCATAAGAGATTCCATGCGTCCTTTTTTGTTTTCCGATTTAGTATTTTTCTTACTGAAATTCTTCTTGTAAGGCGGGTTAAAATCGCCCTCAAAATTACAGTCTTTCAACACACCTGTTGTATCTGATTTGTGTATCGGATAATCAAACCAAAGATTAAGTGCATCAAATGCCGGAAACTCTCGCAGAGTACCCTCTATTCTCCACGCTGACATCCCTTTTACGGTTTTTTCGGCACGGGCAACATCTGACATCATCAGCTTAAAAGACTGTTCAGGAAGCGTTTTGCGTGCGATGTCAATCATATTATTTGCCGTTACCAAATCGTCCTGCGAACACACTTCACTGATTTTGTTGAAACGACCTATCCAGTCTTTGCAGATTTTACAGGTTCTTTCATCCTTTTGCTGCTTCATCAAATCTTCGCTGATTTCAAGCCTTGTAAGGTCAAGGAGTGCATCGGGGTCACGAGCGAAAACACCAGAGCCCGAAACTCTGTCCATTGACTTTTTACCGCCCTGAGCACCTTTTGAATGGTGGTGACAGTAGATTACCGCACAACCAATTTCGGTACATACCTTGTCAAACTGGTTGCAGAAATGTGCCATTTGATCCGCACTGTTCTCATCACCTGTAATAACCTTGTATATCGGGTCAATCACAACAGCTATAAAGTTGCCTTTTAAAGCTCTGCGTATGAGCATAGGCGCTAACTTATCCATAGGCACGGACTTGCCACGCAAATTCCAAATATCAATTCTGTTTAAGTTTTTGGGTTCAAGTCCAAGTGCTTCGTATACGTCCTTGAATCTGTGAAAACAGGACGCACGGTCAAGCTCAAGATTCACATACAAGACATTGCCCTGCGCACACTTAAAGCCGAACCATTCTGTTCCCTCGGCAATTGCAATACACAATTCGATAAGACCAAATGACTTACCTGCCTTAGAGGGACCACCGAGGAGCATTTTATGCCCCTGTCGCAATACTCCCTCAATCAGAGGCGGAGCAAGTTCAGGAGGATTTTCAAAAAAATCTGCAAGGTTGTCAAGATCAGGTAAGTCATCGTTGATACTTTCCACCCAGTCTTTCCACTCGGCAAAGTCTGATTTACCGATGTTTGTGTCAATGATAAACTGCTTTTTGCCGTTGCGGATAACACCGGGCATACGGCTCAATCTTGACGGATTGCGGTTCTGCTTGTCGATTTCAAAGCCGTTTTTATGGCATACATTGTAGAGATAATCAACCCTTTTGCGGTATTCGTCATAGTTTGCAGCATCAATTTTAACGATAGCGTGGACTGATTTTCCGCCCGAATAAACAAGTATCGCAACAGGCAATTCAAGTTCTCTGATGATTGCATTTTGTTCTTCAAGAGCCATACAGTCAGATTCCACCAGAGCGTAACGATAATCGGTTACATTCTCGTTTTTAACACCCTTACCGTCCAACGGATTAAACCTTATCCACGCACCTGCCTCGGGTTTGTAATCACCGAATACATTTGATATATCACCGTCACAATTGTTGAGGGCGGCAATAAGCTCACCTGCCGTACGGTCACAACTGCCCTTTGTAGGCAGATATTTAACCTTGCCGTTATCGTTTTTCTCCCAAGTTTCGGTTACATAGCCGACATTTTCGGAGCTGTCAAAGAGGGTTTCAATGTAGGTTACAATTTCATTCACAGGATTCCAGTTTGCAGGCTCGTGAAACTTTACACCCTCACAGGCTGTTACTCCGATATCGCCCTGTTCAAAAGCAATTTCATCATTCCAGCCGAGTTCTTTCGATTCACGAAAAGTCATCCCCCTGTCTTTTGCCATTTGGACTATCGTGCCTGCTGTGACAGGTGAGGCAGAGCCGTTAAAGCTCTGCCATTTCTTTTCACACTCACCGTTGTGATATCGGCTGTCTGCTCTGCTCCAATCGTCCCAGTCCTTTACGCTGTATCCCTCTTGTTTGAGTGCCATTCCGACATTTACCCAGTCTTGGTAGTCAAGCTCTGATGGACTGATGTATTCAAGTGCATTAAGTAAGTCCAACCGTATTCACCTCGCTTTGCGGTACATATGTTTTCGGGTTAATGTTTTTCGGAGTTCTCCAACCGTTTGCGGCAATCCTTGAAATCAAAGCTGACGCTTCGTCAAACTGCCATTTGCCCACGTGCTGAAAACCTCTGCTTTCAAGCATACGGATTTGTTTAGGTGTGGTTAAGCCCTCAATTCTTCGCTTTTCGAGCTTGTCAAGAATAAGTTTTGCTTTGCCGGCACTCTGGATTTCATCGGGGAATATTCCGAGCTTTTCAAGTTTTGCTTTCTGTTTGTCTGTAGGCGGAGAACACTCCCAGCCGAATGCCGGAACATATCCTGCAAGGTCCTGCGCCTGAATTGACATTTCGTACTGCAACGGATCTACAAGTTTGCGTTTGCGCGTTCGCATTTCCGCAAGCTGATTTGCAAGTGCTTCTTCACGCTGAGCAACAACATCTTCGCTTGCTTTTTCCTCCGCTTCTTCAATGTCAATCGGACAGCCTGCCTGTTCCGATAAGTTTTCGGTCATCTTTCGTGCGACTTCTTCGTTGTCGCAAATGAGATGTGCAGGTCTGCACAGTTCGTGTCGCTCTGTATGCCATAAAAAGTCGAGGAGTAAAAGCTCCGTCTTGTTTGGTGCAAGCCTTGTTCCTCTGCCGACCATTTGGCAGTAAAGCCCACGCACCTTTGTAGGTCTTAAAACGACAACGCAGTCAACGCTTGGGCAGTCCCAACCCTCGGTTAAAAGCATTGAGTTACACAAGACATTGTATTTATCGTTTTCAAAGTTCTGCAATATCTCTGCTCTGTCCTCGCTGTTACCGTTTACCTCTGCCGCTTTAAAGCCTTTTTCGTTCAAAATATCTCTAAATTTCTGCGATGTTTTTACAAGTGGTAAAAACACAACAGTTTTACGGTTCTTACAGTATTTTTTCATTTCCTCGGCAATCTGATAAAGATACGGATCAAGTGCCGTGTCAATATCACTTGCTTTAAAATCTCCTGCCTGTGTGGCAACTCCCGAAAGGTCAAGTGTAAGCGGTATTGTCACAGCTTTAATCGGTGACAGATATCCCTCTTTGATAGCCTTAGGGAGTGTGTATTCATACGCAAGCGAATCAAATACTGTTCCTAAATTTTTCATATCTCCTCGGTCGGGTGTTGCGGTAACACCCAACACTTTTGCATTGTCAAAATGCTCAAGCACACGCTGATAGCTGTCGCTGATTGAGTGATGTGCTTCATCAATAATGATTGTGTCGAAATAATCGCTGTCAAAGTTTGACAGCCTTTTCTCACGCATAAGCGTCTGTACAGAGCCTACAACAACCCTGTTCCACGAGCCTATGCAACTTTGCTCGGCTTTTTCAACTGACGAATTAAGTCCTGTTGCCTTTTGAATTTTGTCCGCCGCTTGGTCAAGCAACTCACCACGGTGGGCAAGTATCAGCACCCTGTCACCTCGGCGGACACATTCTTCGGTGATTTTTGCAAAAACTATTGTCTTGCCACAGCCTGTAGGCAAGACAAGTAATGTTTTTAAATTGCCGCTTTCCCACTCGGAGAAAACGGCATTCTTTGCTTCATTCTGATACGGTCGAAGTTGCATTAAAAGCTACCCGGTGTCCAGTTATTCGGCATCGCAGTATTTGGCGTTGCAGGCTGTGTGTTATACTGCGGCGGATATGTAGGCTGTACATACTGCTGAGGTGCAGACTGTGCTACGGCAGGCGATATCGTTGTCACCTGCTCATCGTAGGCATAGAAATACTTGATGTCATTTGTTACGCCCTCTGTGCCGTCATTCTTGACATATTTGCGGATGATAACCTGACATTTACCTTTTTTACCGATAATGCCTGTCCAGTCCATACGGAGCGGTTCGCCGTGCTTTTTCATTGACACAGACAAAAAGAGCTGTGACAGCTTCCATTCAAGCGAGGAGTGCAGTACGAAATTAACTGTAATTTCTCGCTTGTCATCTGCTCCCCACACATCAAAAGTCACTTTCGCCATATTGCATGGTGGCAGTTTACCTTTACCCTGTGAGCGAGCACGCTCAACCTTTGCTACTGTAAAATCATAATCACCCTCGGGGAGCGGTTCGTAATTTCCGCCCTCTTCGGTTATTTCGTCGTTCCAACCGAATTCTCTATCCATTTATACATCTTCCTTTCTTATTAAAACGGTAAGTCACGGTTGCTCTGTATCACTTCAAACACCTTATTCCACGCTCCCACAAGGCAACCGTTAATAAATCGTGGGTCATAGTTTGTAATCGGTGTATCATAAGGGTAGTGTCCCTGTGTAAACACCGCCTGTCTGATTTCGCTTTCATCAACACCGTTAGCTCTCATAAGGTCGGCAAGAGCTTTTGGTATGCCCTCGGGAATATTGACAGATTTATCATTTTGTATCTGAGGTGTTGACAGCGGTACAGATTCGGGAGCTTTTTCAATCTGCGTAGGTTGTGGCACAGGCTGTGTCACAGGCTCTGCCTTAGGCGGCTGAGGTATCGGATTCTGCGGAACAGGAGCGTTATTTACAGGTGCAACATCATTAAAAATATGGGCAATGCCTGCATAGCTAAAGTCCATTTCTTCGGGCAGTCCGTGACGGTTCTTTGCGTCCCAACAAGGGTGATGAAGCGTGTACATCACTCTCCCTCCGCCCTGTGCCTTGTACTTTTTGCCGTCTTTGTCGGTTGCAACTGCTACTGTTTTATAGTTTGCGAAAAGCACCATATCCGCCCATTCTTTTACGAGCGGAGAAATCTGTGAAGCGGTCTTTTTGCCGAGTTTAAGCTCCCAGCGGTCATATTCACCGATTTCATCAGGCTGTGAAAACTTGCGGAGCTGTGCGTGTGCGGTGAGCACCACATTGATTCCTCTGTCAATCAAATCTTCAAGGCTGTTCAAAAATCTGCCAAACTCCTCTTTTTCGTAAACATATCCGTTGCCGTAGCCGAAATCTTCAATACCTTTCTTTCCGTACTGAGCACATACATCATCAATACAAAGCTGTTCTGCCCAGTCGATTGTATCAACAACAACCGTCTTGCATACAGTCGGATTGCTTTTGATATATTCAAGCTGACTCTTTAGCATGGTCCACGATGTCGGCTTATCCATTCTCGCAACATCAAGGTTTTTTGTGCTGCCCTCCGTGTCGATAAACAGAGGATTCGGAAACTGCGAAGCAAATGTTGATTTGCCGATGCCCTCGGGACCGTAAATTACAACCTTTTGAGCCGACTTGATTTTACCTCTTGTGATGTTCATTATCTCACCCCCTGTACATCTGAAAAATTGATTTTATTGCCGTCAACATCAATGACAACATAGTCGATTGCGTAGTTGAGCAGTTCGTTTGTCAAATCCTGTATTGACTTGCCTGTCATACCTGCAATCAAAACAATTCTCGAATAGTTTTCAGGCATAATCTTGACCTTGGTATAACCGCAGGCAAGCTCTCTGTGCGGATTGCATTTGATTACACATTCATTTGTATTTGTTTTTGCTGTTGTTTTAGCTGTAGTTCTTGTAGCCATAATTAAAACTCTCCTTCTGTCCAAGTCGGTGTTGTAACAGGTGCGGTTGT